GTTTCCATTTCATCGAGTACGGGGATTTTTACCCGCAAACTGTGCGCCGCCGCATCAATCGCCGATACAATGCCAAATTGCATCGTTGCCGTAAAATCATGGGTTTGCATTGTTTTTCTCCTCGTCTGCTACATACTCCGTCATTTTGATCTCCAATTCGGTCGTCCATCCGCCGTGGCGCGTGAAATCATGTCTTGATTGCTTGACCAGATATTTACCCGAGAACTTGCCAAATTCTTTAAGCCGTACCATTTGACCTGCCACCAACAGTGCATTGCCAACCAGTGTAACGGTACCCGCACATTGGTCGTCCTGCGCATCTGCCAATTTGGCATCTGCCCTGGCATTTAATTGCGCCGCGCTCTCACCCTTATTCGGCACGATACGCAATGTATCGCCCGTACTGCCGTGTTTGGCTTTGCCGCGTCTTGATTTACTACTGCGGCTCGCCGACACGGTCTGTTTGGATTTTGGGTCATAGCCTTTGACATCTACTTTAGACGGGACCCCCTTAATCAAATCGCGCAGGCGGATACGGATGATGTCCTCGGGCAACAATACGGCAACGGCAGAACGCTGTTTTAGCTCGGCATTATCGGCAAATACCAGTTTGTTGCCGACGATTTTAAAGCTGTGGCCGTACTCCTGCGCCAACCGTGCCAAAAACTCGATGTCGCGCTCCTGATACTGCGTCACCCGTTTGATGGCGATGTTTTTGACCGTACCCGTTACCTCCAGCTTCAGACGGCCTGCCACCTGACGGACAATGGCGGCCAAAGTCGTATTTTCATACGCCTTGCCGCGCAAAGTGCGGCTGGACTTGGTAATCCCGGTCGATAGGGCCTTCAGGCTGACCGTCGACGGCGGATGGTTGTATTCAATCTCGGCAATCTCAAATTTGCCGAAAGAGACCAGCCCGGTAAATTGGTCGCCCAGGCTCAAAGACAAAGCATCGCCCTGTTCGGGATACCAATGACGCAGCCAGCGTCCGTCCGTATCCTCAAAATCGACCTGCAATTCGTCCGACTGCCCCTCAAGGTAATCGGTATAGCTGAACGAAATCAGATAAGGCGCGACGTCTGCCGTTATATCCTTGTCTTCGTAAGACAGGACAAAATCGGGCATGGTAACCGGATGGGTACGGCCGCCGCCGTCAAGGCCTTTTGATTTTAAAAACGCGCCTAACGCATCCACGGCGGCAGCTCCTCTTGGTTGTTCTTCGGTTTGGTTTCAAGGACGGGGACAAAGACCGTGAGGCCGCCCGTAAACTCCTCCGCCAACGGCAAGTGCGGATTGGCCGCAATCAGGCTGTCAATCAACAGCGCGTTGCCGTAATGCTTGTGCGCGATTAAGTCCCACCGGTCGCCGTCTTGGGTGGTGTAGCGTATTACCGCACTCATCATTTATCCTTCCTTGCCGCCAGCCAGCCGGTCAAAGCCTGGGCGGCAGCAGAGCCGTTTGCCAGCGCATCCGATGCTTCGGCCACGCCGTTTCCGACCGCATCCAGCCAGCCGCCGACGGAGCCGCTCTCATACCCGGCACGCAATGCACCGACGGCACCGCCCAGCCTGTTGGCCGCTTGCCCTGCCTGTAATGCAAACTCAGCCGCGCCTTTCAGATCGCCGAAAACCGCCGTTACTTCCGGCAAGGCATTGAGCCGTCCCAAAGTGCCGCCGCCGATATTGAGCGCGTCCCCCAACAGGTTTAATGCACCGGCCGGGTCGTTTTTCAGATTTTTGGCAGCCTGTATCAGATTCTGCATATCGCCGATACCCGCTTCGGCGGCGCGGTAAATTTTCGCGGCTTTTTCCACCGCCGAAATCAATTTGCCCGCTTTTGCCTGCACGCTCTCCGGCAATAAGGACAGGAGCGGATTTTGCCCACCCGACTTGACGGCTGGAGTCGGGAGCGGATTATTCGGGTCGCCGACAAACTGGGTCAGCTCCACATCCAATTCACGCGCCGCCGTCCGGCCTTGCGCGTCCTGAATCAACGTGCGCTCCGTCAACCGCTCAAGCACAAACCATCCGACAAAACGACCGCTGCCGTAAACCAAAGACACCGCCTGCTGCGCTTCCAAAGCCGACAGCAGACCCTTATAAGCCGTATCGGGATTGCCCAGCCGCCAATGCAACTTGAGCGAAAAACGCAGCGTCGTCAGCTCGTTTTGCAAGGCCTGCAGCCGTGGGCGGCCTTTCAAGACCTCATGTTTGGCAAAATTGGCGGCATGCTGAGTTTCCAAAGATGTAAAGCTGTTTAAAAGCTCAAAGCGTACCTCGCCCAACATCGCATACATCAATAAGCCCTCCGTGCTTTGTCGTCCATCATGCGGCGGAACATTGTTTCAAACTCTTGCAAACCCATCTGCAACGCCGCCTCAATCTGCTGCGGATTACCGCCCGGCGCATGGATGGTCGGCGAAAAATGTACCGTTATTCCTCCCGCTGCGGCCGCGCCCTGCCGTGCGGCAGAGAGTTCGGCACTGTTAGCGGCCATTGAGGCGGCCAAGGATGAGGTGTGGTTTGTGAAACGCTGTTGCAAATCCGAAGCCACGCCGCCGATGGCGTTGAGCGGGCGCGGTGCGCCCTGATTGATGCCGATTTGCAGGCCCTCCATCATCCAGCCGCCGAAACGGCGGAATACCCGGCTGGGCGAGTGGATGTCCATCACGCCCGCAAACGTGTTTTTCAGGGCGGCGGCCTTTTCCGCCAACCAAGCCCGTACCGCCTCGAATTTTGCCTGCAATCCGTTCCACAGCCCCTGGATGATGTTGCTGCCGAACTCGGTAAATCTGGCCGGCAAGTCAATGCCGAACCATGACAGTACGGAGGCAAAGGCCGAATAGAACGCGCCAATGGGCGACCAGTTGAGAATCAGGCCGAGGATGCCGAGCAGTCCGCCGTCAAAGGCGGTTTTGATTTGTGTCCATGCCGAATCGGCCAATGAGAAGATGCCGTCGAAAATCATCCGCCAGCCGTCCACTATCATGGTGCCGACAGAAACGACGGTATTGACCACCGAAGCCAAAGCCGAGCCGACCGACTCCCCCCAGCTGCGGGCGTTGCCTTCGCCTGCCTGAGTCAGGTTGAAAAAGTCGCCGAACCAATCCAAAACAGGTTGCAGATAAGGCTGTACGGCCGTCCAAATGCCGCTCAATGTGCCGACAAACGCATCAAACAGCGGCGTCAGCGGTTCCAAGCCTTTAGTCAGTCCCTCCCAAAATCCGGCAAAGAAGGCTTTAAGGGGCTTCCAGTATTTATAGATGACAAAAGCCACGGCAGCCACAGCGGCCACGGCCAAAACCACCGGCCACAAGGCAGCCAGTGATGACAGGCCGAAACCCGCTATCACGGTTCGGGCGGCGGCAAACCCCCTCATGACGGTGCCCAGGGTGCCGGGTACGTCAGACAAAGCTAAACCGCCTTGCATTACAGTCCGGATTAAAACAGCTGTCGCCTTCAAAGAAAGCAAACCACCTTTCAAAGCCAAAATTCCTGCACGCGCACGATTGACAATGACCATCGCACCAAACATACCGACTTTAAAAGCCAGCAGCGAAGCGGCCGTACCGACAATCCCTTTCGTCAATACGGGATGCTTTTCCGTCCAGTCTGAAATCATGCTTGTCAGCATGATACATTTGCTTAAAAAAGCATTTACGGCAGGCAAAACAATCGAGCCCAGCCGGATTCCGAGTTCCGAAATCCCGTTTTTGAAAATTTGGATTTGGTTCGCCGTCGTTGCGGATCGGTTGGCAAATTCACGCTGCATAGAGCCGAGATACTTCAAGTTTCCCGATGCATCCCGTTCCTCCAACAACGCCAGTTGGCGGTTGTACTCACCGACATTGTTTGCCAACATCATGGCGTCATCGGCATAGTTTTGGCCGAACATCTTCAACAGCATTGGAAACTGTTCGGCCTTTGGCAGCTGTTTGACCCGATCCAAGAGATTCAGCATTGCACGATTGGCATCTTTGTCCATTGCGGCGGCGAATTCCTTGGTAGTCAGCCCCAATGCGGCAAGCTCTTTTTTCGCACCACCGGCCTTCATGACTGACATCGATGTGATCATGCCCTTCATTGCCTGAGCTGCAAGTTCGGGAGCCTTACCCATGCTTAAAAAGGTACTGCCCCATGCCGCACCTTGGTTTTCCGTCATGCCCAACTGCTTGATGTCACTGCCCACGCGGGTCAGGACATTAACGATATCTGCCGCTTTGGAGTTCGCATTGTCCGAAAGGTGGTTGATGGCATCACCCAATGTGCCGATTTTGGGAATAGGAATCTGCAATACGTTGGACAACGTTGCCATAGATTCGCCTGCCTGCCCCGCCGCCATGTCGAACGCTACCCCCATTTTGGCAGCTTTTTCAGCAAAACCGGTTAGATTCTCACGGGAAACACCCGATTGCCCTCCGGCAGCGACGATGGCGGCAATGTCCTTACCGGCCATAGGAATGGTACGTGTCATCTTCAGGATGTCCCGCTCCATTTCCTTAAATTGCTGCGGCGTATCGAAATTAACCACCTTTTTGACATCAGCCATTGCCGATTCAAATTCAATCGAGACTTTGACAGGCAAAATTAATGTACCTGCTGCAGCAAGTGCGCCCTGCCACTGTCCTTTGATGTCCCCCCATTGGCTGTTGACAGCCTCTCTTTGTGCACGGACCGCATTGAGTTTTTTGTATTGCTGGGTCAGCTTGCTGACAGCAAGGCCGATTTTGTCGTATTCCTGCCATAATTGTTTGGCAGATGACACACCCAAGCGGTCTTTGTTGCGCTCCAATACTTTCCCCAACTCCTTCTGACGTTCGGATAAGGTTTTGGTCGTTGATTTCAGTGTGTCCATTGCTTTACCGATATTGGTTAAACCCGATAAAGCACCACCGACAACGGCAGAAACACTGATTGATATACCTAAATCGCTTTTCATCTGGTAATATCCTAGAAAGTCTGTGGGAAGGGAAAAGAAAGATGGGCGGAGCGGTTGTCATTGCCGCATTGGCATTTATGTTATTGATGGTGGGAGGCTTCCCTTTGCTTCTTCTGGCATTGGGTCTGTTTTTTGTATGGTTTGTTTGGTCGATATTCCGTAAAGAGCCTGATGAACCGTCAAACGGTTGGTGTCGTGAGTTGCAGCGCGAGATCGAAGCAGAACGCCGACACCAAATCTGAATTACATCCCCTTCTGATAACCCGCCTTTATTTGGCGGGTTACTTCTTTCTGCCAGTCCTCAAACTCATCCAAGCTCAGTGCGTAAACCTCGACCACGCTCCAACCGAACCACCAAGCCAAATCGGCAGCGGCAGACAGCAGTTGCCGTTGAATTTCCTCCCTTGAAAGAGGCGGTTTATTTGCCGTCCGGCTCGGTTTCTGTGAAGCGGCGAAACGTCTCCTGCATCTGTTTCCAGTCCGCCAAATCCAAGCAGTCCAAGTCTTCGGGAATCATGCCTGTCATACGGGCAAACAGGGCCAGCTCCTGTTCCGCTTCGTTCGTCAGATGGGAAACGGCGCGCAAATCACCTACGCACAAGCGGCGAAGCGTTACTTGCTCCAACATCTGCCCCGTTGCCAGCCTCACTGGATATTTCAATTTCACAACGGCATTCACACCCAAATCATCTTGCAACTTCTTGGCTTCATTCATTTTTCCATCTCCAAAATATTGAACAAAAATAAAAAATCACCCGTATCGGTAAAGATACGGTGATTGTGCCAAAGGCCGTCTGAAATGCCTTTTAATGCGGTTTAATGATTACGCCCCCATGTTTCTGCGCATTTGATTTAAGACATCCTGACCGTCCACGCGGTAGATGTTTTTGAACGCGTTGTAGTACAGCACTTCGCGCCCGCCGACGACTTGGCGGACTTCTGTTGTCTGGTAGGTTGAGCCAAATTCCGCCTTTTCCTTCGGCTTGTGGCCGCCTAAAGCGTTTTTTGAAAACATTGCCGTTACCGTAGTAACGATAGGGACTTCTTCCGCCAAACCTGCCGCATTGAAGGTTTGCAGGTTGCCGCGCACCATCAGTTGCACGGCCTTGAATGGGTTGGATGCCTTCTTCGCCACCTCGGGATAAAAGCTGTTCCAAGTAACTTCGCCTTCCAGGGCTTCTACGCCGTTTGGCAGTTTGATGGTGCCGACCAATCCTAAGCCGGTGTATTCGTCCTGCCCGAATTCAAACTCAGGCAGTTTGAATTCTGAAGCATTACCCAACAGGCTGTTACCGTCGATATAAACGTTGGCATTGTAGATTGCATTGATTGTAGACATATTTTTTCCTTTTCAGACGGCCTTAGTTAGCCGATACCAAATTGGCCAGATACTTGCGGGTCATCACGCTGGTATTGGTCAGACGCTCGGCCGGCAGCTTCGGCGTGTAGTCGTAAACAATCGGCACTTGGCCTTTGCTGAACGCATCGGGCAGGTCGTAGTCATAGTCCAAACCGACCGAGAAACCTACGATGGAAGGCAGCGTACCCAGATAGGTGCGTACCGTCTCAATCAAACTGTCGATTAACGCATCATCAATCGGACGGTCGACATATTGCAGTTCGGCACGGCGTATGGATTCGTCGATGATGTCGCCGGTGCGTTGTGCTACTTCGAAATTTTTGATATGCGAAGTCGTTGGGAAGCAGGCGAGGCGGTTGCCCCACATACGATAGCCCGTACCATAGCTGTTGAATACAGTCGTAATGCCTTTTTCATTCAGACGGTTGGTTTCGGACTGCGGGTCGTCCGCACGGGCGGTCAGACCGATTTCCACCCCCGTTACACCCAAGAGCGGCCGGTTGGAGATACTGAACCAGTAGCCCTGTTCCACATCGGTTTTCATGCGCAGGCCGGCGGCGTGGGTGGCAAGGCTTTCCAAACCCAATAAACCGGTCACATAAGGGAAGAAGAGCTGCACACGGTCGGACGAGGTTTGGAAATTGATGCTGCCCAACGGCCCGCGTCCTTCCAAAGCCTTGCTCAATGTCGTGCCTTTCGGCGCGGCTGCATAAGCAATGGCTTTGAGCTTTCCGGCAACGACTTCCATCGCCCCTCGGACGGTGGCGGTTTTGTCGTATTCCGGCACGACGATGATTTTCGCGTCTGCACCCTGACGGGTGAAGCCTTCGGTCAACAGTTCCAGCCCCGTGCGTTTGCCGGTTGCCGCCACATACGCGCCGATGATGTCGGCTTCGGTCACTTTCGTCGGGTCGGTATAGGTGTAGCTGATTTTTGGAGCGGTTGGCTTGGTTTTGTAGGTAATCTCACCGATCAGCGTATTGATGGTGTAGTGCGTGTTTTCGGTCAGCGCATTACTGCCGTCCGTCAGCGTGTAGCCGCTTTGCAAAGCGGGCTTGGCGGTTTTGGCCGTCAAGGTGTTAGGATCAACCGTCAATACTTCATTGCTGACGGTTGTCTTATGTTTGGCGGGGTCGCAAACATTGACGACATAGGCAACACCGCTGCCGTAGCGCGTCCAAATGTGTGCGGCATCCGGCAGGGTAAAGCCTTGAGCGGTCAACTCGCCGCCGAATTGGCCAAAGTCTTTTTTAGTTTGACATACCGTCAGCTCATTGACCGCGCCGACCGGCGCAGTGCCGACGATGGCGGTAATTGCGCCGTCAATGGTATAGACGGGGTTGGAACCGCCGTCGATGCGGATGGTCTCCGTGCCGTGATGGTAGGCTGCTGCCATGATGGATACTCCTATTTTTTAGGTTTTAAATCTGGATTGAGGTCTTGGCCGGGTCGGCGGTAGTGAGCAGCAGTGAAGAGCGGGCGTTTTTCTTCACGGCAGACTTCGACCTGCTGGGTTTCGGTCTGCAAGACCAGCTGATACTGCCATGCGCCCGCATCCTCGGCTAAAAACTCCTCGCTGATAAGGTGGCAGGGCTGGCAGTTCGGCGGCGCAAAACCAACCATAGCAAGACGCGTCTCATCTAAAATCGCCAGCGTGCCGTCATCCGCATTCAGGCTGCTGCCAAAAACGGTTAACATCAGCCTGAGATCGCGCTGCTGGGCAATGCGCCCGAGCTGCTCAATATCGCCAAATTTACTGCCGCCGTAGCCGACCAAGATTGCCCCGACGGGATGGATAAATTGGTATTCGGACGGCCGTTCCGGAAAAGCCTCAACGCTGACCCACGGGATAGCGGCCTGCAAATGCTCTACTACCGCATCAATAATCGGACGTGTCGCGCTCATCAGTAACCTCCCAAATCCATTTTGTCGCGCACTCGGACGTGATATGCGCCCGGCTCGGGTTGCGGCGGCTTGTCCAATGTGGCGATGCCGATGTGGATTTTGCCGTCGCGGATGGCTTCCAGCGTCTTAATGGTCGCGTTGTAGGCGGTTTCCAGCGGTTTCGGAAAGTCGGCGCGGTTGATGCGGCGGCTGTGCAAAAAATGGCGGGCGATGTTGATGCATAAAGGCTGCAACACCGTCGGCGTGTCCGCCAAAGGCAGCACATATCTGCCCCGCAGGTATCCGTCCACCAAATCGCAGGCATAACGTACTGCCGACTCAATGACCTGAGCGTCGGGTTCCGTCCCGCGCGCATTGTCGTTGGTCAGTTGCACCAACTCCGTTTTGCCCATCGCGGCCGTCAAATCATCCGCACCGATATACATGGATTACTCCCCTTTTTGGCCGCGTTTCGACTTATTGCCTTCCTCGCCGGCCGGCGGCGTTTCTGTCGGCGGGTCTTCGGGCGGTGTTGCTGCAGGCGTCGGGGTCTCGACCTGTTGCACATCCAACTCTTCGCCGGTTGTCAGTGTCGGGGTAACGTGTGCCGCAACTGATTCGTACTGCTCCGCTGTCAATTCGACCACTTCGCCGGCTTCAACACGAAATTGGTTGCCTTGGGCGTTTTCCAAGATCAGCGGAGTGTTTGCGATATAAACTTTAGCCATGATCAACCTTTCAAGAATACTTGGATGACTTCGCCCGCCGCCGTTGCCGCAGAGCGCGCCGTACCGGCAATCTTGGCATTACCTGCCGCCTTAACTGCCGCGCCTTGCGCA